ATAATCATACCAACCTTGACTATATTGAGATATCTTTTTTAAGTCTTCGTTAGTTAAATCAGGGTCAATCTTAATAAGCTCTGCAATTGGCATTGTTTTAATCTCGCCCCAATAAAAACAATCTTTAAAATGTGGGTCCTCTGTATAACTATACACTACGTTGGCTGGATCAACATAATCTACCTGGATACCACTGCCTGGTAAAAACTGGTGTTTAGCCATACCCACACCCAAAACAGTCATATCATAATCTACTCTTCTTTTTACATCTAAGTAGTGATTTTCATCTAGTATGGTATTAATAGCTTCTTCTTCTGCCACTTCAATAGATGGCTTATATTTTAGTTGCATATGTAGTTGAAGTTCTTCATCATTTTCTGGAAGGTCTTCTACATCTGTCATAAATGGGTTGATACCAAAAGACTCTTGGAAGTCACTAAAGATATCTTTATTAAGCATATCTCTTTCAACTAACTTCTGGTATTTGTTTCTGTGTTCACTTGATAAAGCATCTTGAGCATATGCTTTTACGTGGAATAATCTATTAGACATTCCATTGACAACAATGTCTACAAACTTAGGAAGGATGGGAACTGGAGTCCAATCCAAATTTAAATAAGATAAGTCACCATCAATAGCTAATTCATTTTTGTATTTAGCTACTGATTGCTCACCTCTTGCATATCTTCTTAATTGATTAAAAGATTGGAGCTGACTATAGTATCTACAGCTACCTCCACCTTTTCTAAACCACTCATATTGAATAGCTTGACCTACCTGTAATCCATATTCCATTGTTGCTTTTTCAGCATCAGTGGCAAATTGATTTGGAAAACCTGCGGGGTTTAGTAATATCTCAACGTCTTTCATTTATTTTAGTAATTCGCTTAAATTCCCCTTATTAGCATATCTTGCAAAGTTAATGCTTATTTTTGACTCTTTTTTGACAGGAGTATATAAATGTTTTTGATTGGCCATAATAGCTAGTCCTGAGCTAATTGTAGCATCAAATTTAGTTCTTTTATTAATATCAAAACGAGCCCAATCTTCTAAGGTTCTTGTAAAGTACATTGAACCCATTTCATCCATTGGTCTAAACTGTTCTGATAAATCTAAACCAACATATTTTTCTATGTAAGATTCAATAGCTGAAGCGTGAGATTGTTTTACATCTTCTGAAGTATTAGGAATACCACCCAGCTCTTTTTCTGTTTTAGATAGTTTATTAAATTGTTTATCAGGTCTATTCATACAATACCCACGATAACCTCTGTTTTTAAAATGGTATAATAGTCTAGGTTTGTTATTTTCACAAAGTATAGGCATACCATAAAATATACAAGCCATCAATACTTCTTCAAAAAATATCTCTGCTGTTTGTGGCCTAGCTACATATTCTAGAAAAAACTCATTGGTTGGAGCATCATCCATATGGAACTTGGTCATTCCGTGTAAAGCTCCATTAGATCCTTTTCCTCCTACTGTTCCAGAGATGTCATAACTATCACAACCAAAAGAACCAAGGTGTTCATTACCAGGATAATACCTTCCGTTTCTTTGCTCTTTCCTGTTTTGTAATTGTTGTTTAGGAAGCCAACTAACTAAAAATCTTCCATTTTTATTTGGACTCCATATTACTCTAGAATCTTGGACACCATTCTCCCAAAAGAAACTACCTCGTGTTAAATACCTTGCTTTAATTAAACCATCATTATAATCTATTTGTTGGTATAATTTAGTTAAGTTAAATAACGATTGTTTACTTTCATCTCTAAATGCGTGAGACTCTGTTCTAGGAAACTGACGATAAAATTCATTAAGTGCATCAGCATCATTTTTTAAAGATTCTACTTCATTCTCCCAATAATTAATAGATCCTGTAGTAATATATTCTCCATCGTTTCCTTCAATAGGTCTATCTGGAGTATTCAAAACAGGCATACCATATTTATCTAAATAACCTTCAAAATTCCATTCCATAGGAATAAATAAAGAATATAAACCAGATTTAGTTTGACCATTTGCATTTCTGTTTTTTACATCAGAATCATAGTATAGTTTTTTAAAATTATTACCTCCTTTATCTAATGCATTTGATGTAGAACCCATCATACATTTACCAATAATTTTACTACCTAATCTCAAACAAGTTTTTGTTACACGCCAGTTATTTAGTATATTTTCAGGCTTTTCCCATTTACCACTTTCATCGTGTATAAGTAATTGTAGTTTTTCTCCATCATAAGAGTTGTCAGAGGTATTACGCCAATCTATAGTGGTGTCTAAACCTTCAAGTTCTTGATTATCAGTAAGATACATATTTCTTTTAGTAATCTTACTAGCAGGAACACGATAAGATAATTCTGTCTTTGGTTTATCCATACCATCTTGAATAGGTTTAAAAAAGAATGGATAATTATTAGATATAGGAACTATTTTATCTGTAAACATTTTCTTGGCATCAGTACCCGTTTTAGATAGTACACCTACTCTAGCATCTTTAGATATAGTAGCTGTATTAACTGTTTCTGCTGAACCCATAAATGAAAATCCAGAACGTCTTATTTTTAAATAACACATTCCAAAACTTCTTTTATCTGCTTTACAAGCTTCCCAAAACAAAAAGAATATTCTATTGGCTTCCCTAAATTCAGGATGTCCTACATCAATTTTAGTCCATTGCAAATAGCAATAATGAGTACCTGTAATGTAGGTAGGCACATTGTTATTGTTAAACCAAAAACCTTCTTCTCTTCTATCAAACTCTTGCTCTATATAATTTACCCAAGCGTCTTTGAATGAAGACGGCATTTCATTCCATTGAAATATAGACTTTATTTTAGATAGTGCTTTAGGATACTCAAAAGGCTGCCAACATTTTTCTTTATTAGAATAAAACTTAGATGGTGTTTTAGGTAGTCCTATTTTTAACCCTTGAACTTCATATATGTCACCTAGTGTTCCATCTTTAGAAATAACTACAATATCATACTTTTCATTGTAGCCATACTTCCAGTTTTTGGCTTTGTTTTTCTTAGCCATAGCTGTTTTTGGTACAATATCTTGTACAACTTTATATAAACTATTTCGATCTTCTTTCTGCAAACCCTTGGTTGGTACTAGTTTTATTAACACTGTTTAAAGCCTCTTCTTCTGCATCAATACGATTTAATATTTCAAACGCATCAAAGATGGCTAGTTTTTTGGTAGCTGCTGCATTTTTGAGTCTGTCTGCTGCTAGCTCATCATCTGGATCAGGTTTAATAATTTTTTCTTCAGCTACTTTAATTAGTTGGTCTACTGCTTTTCTGCCTGCTTGAATTATTTTTAATTTAATTTCTTTACTCATAACGTCATTGTTATATTCTTAGATTTCATTCTGTATAGTGTTTGATCATCTATTTTAAACTCATACTCTGACTCTGGTTTGAAACAAACTTTATCTCCTTTTTTAACACCTAATTCAGTAAGTATGTCATTAGTAACTTCAATGGTTCCTGTAAGTGGTTGATAAGTGTCGTTATTAAATATAACAGATTTTTCTTTAGAAGATGGTTTTACAAAACAATAATCTAAATGTGACTTCCATTGACCATCTTGCTTGTACATAAAAAACTGAGTAGGCTCTACTATAAATAGGTTGTCTTTTAAAAAACTTCTACCACTTCTTTCTCTGCCTTTCATATCATTATAATATTTAAAAACATTGTGGTGAACTACTAATATGTCACCTACCTTTATGTCACCATCATAGTTTATTGGAGTAGCTACTACATTAGCAAAACGATTAGAGACAGTATGGTCTTCTTTAGAAGAGCTAGTAATAAAGTCTACATCTCCTATTTTTTTTACATTATCGTACCTAGTATTTTTCACTGGTGTCACGATAAAACCAAAAGGTGACTTCATACTAAAAGTTAATATTGTATTCTACAGATACGGGAATAGTTGCATTAAAACTTTTCCAAAGAACAATCTCATTGTCTCTAATAATCCAAATTTTAAAACAATCTTTTTCTTGTCTTATATGGTGTATGGTGTAATTACCTCCTAGAACATCTTGTCCGATAAGGTAGTGCATTGCCCCAGACTTATAGTCAGGACCAATTGATATTTTCCTAATTTCCATTTCATTTGATTTTAAATATTATTATCCCGCATAAAAGTGTACACAAACCCTTTTTAAAGCATCACCTCCTATATCAGCCCCAGTAAGTGCTATTTCTAAATCTTCGTCAGGTTGAGCCAAATATGAAGTATTAGATACCGATAGCAAGTCTTCATCTAATGTAACTGTTTTACCTAATGGTTGAGCTCCATCTGTAGATACATATATTACTATGTTATCGCCTACACTTAAATTAAAAGAGGTTAGTGTAATAGTGTTTATCCCTGCTAATGTGCTGCTTATTGATCCGCTGCCAAGTAATACTCCTCCTGTACCACTACCTGCTAAAACCCCACTATAAACAGCCACTGCAATTGTCCTTCCTACTCCTCCAGACGATATATATACTTTAGCTTTATTTATACCAGTTATTGTTGCATCAGCAACAGCTTGTGTAAAAACACTAAAAGTGCCTGGTTGTCTATTTTCTCCTGAGTATATTTCAAAAGGTGAATATCCACTTACTCCACCTGAACTTGATGGAGTTTGCCAAGAAGCTGTAGTTCCGTTAGATGTTAATACAGTGTTGTTTGCGCCTATTGTTAAATTAGAAGGAACCCCGTTAGAGTCTCCTAACCAAATATTACCCTGTGGTAAATTAGGTAAATCATTAGTTCTTCCCGTGGCAGTTACCTGAATATCTCCATTAGCTCCAGTTTTAGTAATTATTCCAATGTTTTGAATTAAAGCTGTTGATAATGGTTTATCTCTAGTTAATAATAGTGTTCCAGGAGCTGCAGCTGCAGAAACGTATACAATATCACCCACAGCTGCTGACCCAGCTCCTTGAATAGTATTTATATTAACCTCTTTCAACATTCCAACTTGAATCATTAAACCATTAGACGTTGCTGCAATATCTTCTGCTGCTAAACCTATACAGGGCATATTCGAGCTACTATCAGCTTGAGCAACCTCAACAGAAACTACTCCTGCAACTTCACCAACAACTTTAAGAGGTTGACCTTTTAAAATAGGATTACTTGTATTGTTTCTAACTATTTCAACAACATTACTGTCTACATATTCTAATCCGTCTGCAGCAGCATTAATTCTTAATGATTGACTTCTAGTTCCTAAAGCACTTAACCCTGTTCCTCCATTCGCTGTTGCCAAAACTCCACTCAATGTAAAGGTGCCTGTTGTAGTAATTGGATTAGCAGTATCACTAGTTATTGTTAATCCTGTAGTACCTGCACTTAAACCAACACTAGTAACTGTACCTGAACCAGATCCTGCATATAAATCAGCTATACTTTGTAAAGTAAAAGTTTTAGTTTCTTGAGATGATGCATCTGTACCTATTACATAATCTGTACCTGCAGGGCTTCCTTTAGTTGGGTAGATAGTAGTGTTACTTATTTTAGCCATTTTCTTTTTGTGTTACTGTTCCGTGTTCTAAATTGATTACAGAGTTTTCTCCGTACTTCTTTATTAATTCGTTTTCAAGTGATTCAAATTCAACTCTTATTGAATCGACTCTTTTAAGAACTGAATTTTTTTGTATTGCTAGTTCTCCTAATTGTACTTTAAGTGATTGAAACTCTGAGTTTAAATCTCTCAAAGATTTTAATTCTTTTTCTTCTAATTTCATTTGATTTGATTTATCTTTACCAAGATAATCATTTACTCCTTGATGCTGAAGCCCCATAGAAATAACCGAAAATACTCAACACAATTCCCTCTGTCACCCCGATTAAATGAATCCAAATCTCCTTATTATCTTCAGGTACCTGTAAATAAACTATGGCATAAACTAAGAAAGAAAAACAAAAAAGTCCAACCAAACCTGTTAAATTAAACATTAAGTCAAACTTGCCTGATTTAGCTAATTCTATTTCTCTATTTCTTGCAGAGTCTCTATCGTCTACT